GGCGAAGACTATTCGTCGGAAGGATAACCCCGGCAAGGTCACCATGTACGCCAAGGGCGGCAAGGTTAAGGCGAAACGCATGGCTGAAGGTGGTAGCGCCAAGGACGCGTGCTACTCCAAGGTCAAGGCGCGCTACAAAGTCTTCCCTTCCGCCTATGCCTCGGGTGCTATCTCCAAGTGCCGTAAGGTCGGTGCCAAGAACTGGGGTAACAAAGGTGGCGGTTCGTAAAACCGAGAAAGGCGCTGCGCTCAAGCGCTGGTTCCAAGAGGACTGGAAGGACGTCCGCACGGGTAAAGCCTGCGGGCGTCAGCCGGGTGAGAAGCGCGGCACACCTTACTGTAGACCCAGCAAGCGTATTTCTGATAAGACCCCCAAGACGTCGTCAGAGATGACTTCAACGGAGAAGAAGACGCGTATCGCTCAGAAGAAACGGTTGGGGCAACCTCCGGGTGCACCTAAGCGCGTACAGGCAGCGCGTAGACAGAAAGGGAAGTACGATGAGTAAGCCGGTTGCAGGCCAGCTGGGCCAGCTGGGCCAGCTGGGGCAGATGGGCGGCGGCTTTGGTAGTCAGCAGTCCCCGATGCAGCCGCAGATGCCGCAGCAGAACCTCGGTGGTTTTGGCGGCGGTATGGGCGCGTTCCAAGACTTCATGCGTCAGCAGCAGCAGGCTTCGCAGATGCCGCAGCAGCCAGCGTACGGGGGCTTTGGTAACGGGATGGGTATAAACATTGCCCAGCCGCCACAGAGCGGTATCCAAGCTATGCCCCAGCAAGACATGCTCAACGCGCAGCAACAGGCGCTAGCGCAGATGCCCCAGCAGCCACAGATGCCGCAAGCCCAACGCGACGAGTATAACCGATTGTCGGCTATGTCGCCGGATCAACGTTTTGCGACACTTCTCAATCAGATGAGCCCAGAAGAACGTGGGCAGTATAATGCAGGCATACAGCAAGCTGCGCAAGACCCCTCAACCCAACGCCAGTACGACGCTTTTAGGTCGGGGCAAGGTCAGAGTATGGACCCTAACTTGGTCCGGGCTATTGAAGGTTTGCGGAGCGCGGCTCCACAACAAAGTGGTTTCGGCGGCCAGCCGCAGATGCCGCAGCCACAGATGCCCCCGCAAAACCTAATTGCTATGCTACAGGGCATGGGTAATAGGCTCGGCTCAACCGGTCAGCCTCTTGGTGAGGAGGGTTTTGGTCCAGTAGCTAGCAGGCCGCAGCAGCAGCCGCCGTCGCCGCCACCGCCGCTGATGCGAGATTCAGGCGGGATGCCCGCAGTGCCTTATTCGCAGCGGCAGCCACAGATGCCGATGGTAGCACGGCAGCCATCGCAGGTGCCACAGATGCCGATGAGAGCACCGCAGCAGGTCAGGCCGGAGCCGCCGCGTATGCAGGCTATGCGCGGTATCCAGCAGCTGGCTAACCGCCAGAGGGGTTACAACCGCTAATGACTACGACCAGCACGGCAGAGTTTAATCTGGACCTCAATAGCCTCATCGAAGAGGCTTTTGAGCGCTGCGGTGCTGAGCTGCGCACGGGCTACGACTTCCGCACGGCGCGGCGCAGCCTGAACCTGCTGACCATCGAGTGGGCCAACCGGGGGATAAACCTGTGGACTCTTGAGCAGGGGTCGATCCCCATGGTGCAGGGGCAGATCACCTACGACCTGCCTGTGGATACAATTGATCTTCTGGAGCAAGTTATCCGCACCAACGCGGGTTCGGGTCCGAACCAGATCGACATCAACATCACCCGCATCAGCGCCGATACCTACATCACGATCCCTAACAAGAACGCGCAGGGGCGTCCTATTCAGGTGTGGATCAACCGCCGGTCAGGTGCAGACTACCCAGTCACGGGGGTCGCTAACCCGCAGATCAACGTGTGGCCCGCCCCGGACCAGAGCAACTACTACACCTTCTTCTACTACCGCCTGCGCCGTATTCAGGACGCTGGCACCAACGGTCTTGTGACGCAGGACATCCCCTTCCGCTTCCTCCCGTGCCTCGTGGCGGGCTTGGCGTACTATCTCTCGTTGAAAATCCCCGGCGCGATGGAGCGGGCTGTCGCCCTTAAAGCCATGTACGACGAAGCTTGGCAGCAAGCCGCCGACGAAGACCGAGAGAAGGCCCCTCTGCGGATTGCCCCGCGTCAGTATTTCCGGTGACCTATGCCTAATCGCTTTGCCTCCGGCAAAAGGGCCATCGCGGAGTGCGACCGCTGTGGGCAGCGCTACAAGCTGAAAGAGCTGAAGCCGCTCGTCATCAAGACGAAAAATGTCAACATCCTTGTATGCCCCACATGCTGGGAGCCTGACCAGCCTCAGTTGCAGCTGGGTATGTACCCTGTAGACGACCCACAGGCGCTGCGTAATCCGCGTCCAGACGTCAGTTATTTACAGAGCGGCTTGAACACCAACGGCTTCCCCAGCGACGGTAGCCGCGTGATTCAGTGGGGCTGGAACCCCGTAGGTCTCAATAATCCACTGGGTTTATCTGGGCTCCCAAATACGCTATTAGGGCAAGGTCAGGTAGGTACGGTGACAGTAACGACGGAGAACTGAGATGGCCAAGGGTGGTAAGACAAACGCGCAGATGCTGGCGATGGGTCGTAACCTTGCTAAGCTTGCCAACCAAAAGAGCGGCAAGAAGCCGGTCAAGGACATGGGTAAGGTGAACAAAAATGGCTAACGGTACTCCCAAGCAAATTCCTGTTGGTAAGAACAACAGCGGCTATCCGAACAACATCGCCAACACTCAGACCCAGAAGACGCGCGGCACTGGTGCAGCGACCAAGGGCACTGGGCACAGTACGAAGATGGGTTGATGAACTACGCTACTCTGTTCGAGACCATCAAGGGGTACGTCGAAAACGACTTCCCTGATACGACATGGGGTGCCCCTGCGGGGCTACCGGCAACGGTGACGCTTACGTCTACTGAACAGATTAACACGTTCATCCAACAAGCCGAACAGCGCATCTTCAACATGGTCCAGCTTCTGGACCTGCGCAAGAACGTGACGGGTACCTGCACGGCAGGTAACAAGTACCTCTCAGTGCCGACCGACTGGCTGGCTAACTTCTCGCTCGCCGTCATCGACGCTTCAGGTAACTACGAGTACCTACTCAACAAGGATGTGAACTACATCCGTCAGGCGTTTCCTAACCCGAACACGCAGGGTATCCCGACACACTACTCCTACTTCGATGAGAACTCCTACATCCTTGGCCCGACGCCCAACGCCAACTACGCTGTAGAGCTTCACTATTTCTATTACCCGCCGTCCATCGTGACAGCGGGTACGTCGTGGCTCGGGGACAACTTCGATAGCGTGCTACTCTATGGCTCGCTGCTGGAAGCTTATACCTTTATGAAGGGTGAGCCAGATGTTATAGCTGGGTACCAGAAACGGTATGACGAAGCGATGGCGATGCTCAAGCAGCTGGGTGAAGGCAAAAATCGCGTTGATATGTACCGTAGCGGCCAAGTCCGCTACCCTGTGAGGTGATGAATGCTTGATTTGGTGACAGGCGATATTGGCAACGTCATGGTGATGACAACTCAAGGGCGTGGGTTTACGCCTGAGGAAACTGCCGAACGCGCTCTCGACAAGATTATTTACGTGGGTAGCCAGACGCACCCAGCTATCCGTGAGCAGGCCGAAGCATTTAAGGATAACATCCGCAAAGTGCTCGTGTTTTACATGCACGAGGCCGTTCGGTCGCATAACGTAACTCTGGTCAATAAATTCACCAAGGCGGGGTATCCAGAGTTGATCCCGATCCTAGACGCATAAGGAGGCCATAAGATGCCAATTACCCAAGCAATGTGTACTAGTTTCAAGGCAGAAATCCTGCTTTGCGTACATGACTTCCGCAACACCGGTGGCGACACGTTTAAGATCGCGCTCTTCACATCGGCGTCGAACATCGACGCTAACTCGACCGCGTACAACACGACGAGCGAAGTGACGGGTACGAACTACACCGCTGGCGGTAACACGCTGTCCAACCAAGGTGTGACGGCTTCGAACACTTCTGCTTCTGCGGGTACGGGCTTCACCGACTTTGCCGATACGACGTGGACGAACGCGACGATCACGGCCCGTGGCGCGCTGATCTATAACAACACGCCTTCGGCTAACGGCGTGGCTAACACCACGCTGACGAACGCTGCGGTTTGCGCTCTGGACTTCGGCTCGGACAGGACCTCAACGGCAGGTGATTTCACCATCATCTTCCCGGCAGCTACCAACGCAGCGGCTATCATTCGGATCGCGTGATGATCGAAGAACTCGTCAGCCGGGTATTCTACGCCCGTAATGTCGCGCATTTTGAGCATTGGCAGGCCAACGGTGTCGGTGCCTATGCGCGGCATACGACACTTGGCGAGTTCTACGATGGTGTCATTGATGCTCTGGATACGCTGGTAGAGACATATCAGGGAGCTTTTGAGCTTATCGGTACCGTAAAGGCACCCAAGACCAAGGCCGATGATATACTGCTGATTCTTATTGAGGATGCGGCGTGGATCGAGAAGAACCATGAAGCCATCTGTAAGGGCAACCGTGCAGTCGCCAACCTAGTAGATGGTGTGACGGGTGTATACCTGTCCACCATCTACAAACTACGGAACCTGATGTAATGGCATTCGTACTCAAAGATCGTGTCAAGGACACAACGACCACCACTGGCACTGGCTCAATTACCCTTAGCGGCACGGCCCCTATCGGGTACGTCTCGTTTCTCGCCGCGATTGGTAACAGTAACAACACCTACTACACCATCACGGCTGGTTCCGAGTGGGAAGTCGGTATCGGTACGCTATCTTCTAACACGACGCTGTCCCGCGACACAGTGTTGTCGTCGAGCAACGCTGGCTCTTTGGTTAACTTCTCCGCAGGTACTAAGGACGTCTTCGTCACCTACCCTGCTGGCCGCTCGGTCTTCCTGAACACCGATAGCAGCATTACCATCGGTAACAGCCTGCTTTTGTTGTCATCCACTGGCGCGGTGACCTCACCAAGTCTTGCGGATGCTGTTGGGTATAAGGGTATCCCGCCGAACACACAAAGCGGGGCGTACACGTTCGCCCCCGGCGATGGCGGTGAGCATATTTACTCAACCAACAGTGGTGCTCAGACAATCACGGTTCCCACGAACGGATCGGTTACACTCCCGGTTGGTTTTTCGGTCACTGTTATAAACAACGGTACGACTGCGATCACCTTCACGACTACTGGCACCACCGTGTATAAGGCGGGTACTTCCGCTGCATGGGCTTCGGGCGGTACCCTCGCTGTTCGCGGGCTGGTAACTTGGATTAAGGTAGCCACGGACACTTGGTTCGTTTCTGGGACGGGACTTAGCTAATGCCTATTACCAACACATGGACGATCACGAAGCTCGACTGCTACCCGCAGCAGGGTGAGAACACCGATGTGGTGTTCACCTCGCATTGGACGCTTGAGGCAACTGACGGCACCCACACCGGGCGGACCTACGGGATTGCCAGCGTGACCTATGACGAAAACGAACCCTTCGTGCCCTATGCCGAGCTCACCGAGGCTCAAGTCCTGAGCTGGACGCTGGCTGCTCTGGGTGCGGCGCAGATTACCGTAGCCGAAACCGAGGTTGCCCAGCAAATCCAAGTGCAGGCAAATCCGCCATCGGTAACGCCTCCGTTGCCGTGGACCGTACCTGCCGCAGCGCCGGTTGAGGAACCTACGGAAGGCTAATGGCAAAGCTAGGGCTAGTTAAGCAGCGCGATTGGCAACGTAGCCCGTTAAATGCTATAGCCTTGTAGGTACCATGGCAGGGGGATGACTTATGTTCGTTGTAAGCAGTATCTCCCCCATTGGTATCTACACCGGGGAGGTGCGGTAAGTGTTTTTCGTACCCCAAGGCCCGGAATTTCAGTGGTATTACTCTAATACACTGACAACGCAGCCTACCGCAGCATTCGGCACCAGCGTAACCCCCGGCACCACTGCGGGCACTTATGGCGCATGGGCGCAGGTCGCCACTGCCGCCAACATGGCGCAGGATACTTACGGGGTGTATATTTGCTTCAACTCAGGCAGTACA